AATTATTGTTCAGTGGTGATTGAAACATTAAGACTTTTAAATTATCCGCTCTGTGACCGAAGTTCCGCTCCGAAACTGTTGGATGTAATAAATTAGTAAATAATTCTTCAGAATTCCACGAAAACTCTCGAAACTGCTTCTTTAAAAATGTAACTCGAGAAGAAGGATTGTTACTTTCAATATAACCGTTAATTCGAATATCATCAATTGTGTGACCAGAGTTGTTTATGACGTCAAAATATAAGTCTTCTACTAATTCACTCGAAAGACGTATATTACAGTCATCACCAGCATTCCCAATTCGAGTCGACATTAGTAAATCGGTTTTGACTTCATCAGAATGTTTACTCAATACACGATTTATACTTGTAGCTAGAGTACCATATGCACATAAAGTAGTAATTAAAGACGTAAAACCATGTCCGGTACTTACCCCTTTACATAGTTTATATACCATATTAGATTCAGGTAGTATAACTCGTTTGTAAATCATTGAACTCATGCAGTAATAAAATAAACGATCTATTTCTAACGACTCAGGAAAACACAATCTCAAAAATGCGAAAGCTACAACAATCTGTTCCTCAGATGTATTATTGTCATGCCCACTATAGTCTAAATCACATACAACTTCATTCCAATTACGTGGTTGCATACTCTCCTTATATTCTAACATATTTCCTTGACCGTAAACCTTAGCCAATTGAGAAAAGTGATCTGGAATCTCAGGAATACAATTAGTTATTGGATTTACTAAACTTTGTGAAATTAATGTAGGTACATCTTCCATCATACAAGTCACTCTAGTTTTCACTTTCTTCCCTTTTTCAGTTAATTTATACTTCACTCTCTTCTCCCTACCTCCAATCACGATCAAAGAAGTGTCGAGTATCTGTCTTTCGCTCTTCATAATATGATGGCAATAATTATAAGCATAAGCTTTAGTATATGGACTACTATCTTTTCTATACTTAGCTATCTTTTGGTTAGTAGAAAAACCAGGAAAAGCTTTTGGTTTAACATCTAAACCTAAGATAAATTTTGGAGAG